ATCCCCATAGAAAACGCCATTAACATCCAGATGTGGAATCAACCAGGTGTATAGAAGCATAGCACCCAGCGGGAGGTCATTGACCCGCTTGCTATTTGAAATTTTCTTGTTGACCATCCTGCCTCTAGCCATCCCCTTATCCTTTCAGCGCCGTAGCAAAAGTTGCCTTCCATTCAGCTATTTGAGCTTCCGTGTATGACTGATTAAGAAAATGCTAGACCTCTTCTGCCAGAGCCATCGCCGTGAATATACTAGGGCCACCGCCTTCACCCTTATACCGATGCATAGCCCAGCGTGGCTCTTCAGCCCATGAAGAGTCAATATCCTTTTCCCCCTGCCTTTTCTCTGAAATGTTGTATTGAGGGAAGGCGGGAAAGACTTCTAAGCGAACACCACGGCCATCTTGCGAAATACTATGCACTTTGTACGGACCGCATTTCCTGACAAACTTATTCTGTTTCATTTTGGTCTCTCCTGTCTCACCTTGCCATCCTTAAAGGCATTGACCGGTAAGGCTGTGAGATTGTTTTTAATGAACACTGGGATAGCGACTTTGTCGGCAGCATCAATTATCCCAGCTACCCATTCCTCTTTCGGCTGTTGGTCAGGGTGACTTTGAGCACCGATGATTATCCAATTGATACTAGCTATCCTTAATGATTTCGTCATCTCTGAAGTTGCAGAATCCCACCAATGCAGTAAAGGCTCAAACGATATAAATTTCACTCTGGCTTCTATTTTCTTAAAATAAGGCAGCAGTGTTTTATCATCATTGCCATCAGTCACCGTTATTCCCAGCCAGCAATTATCTGGGAACTGACCCCACTTGGTATAATTCCAGGGGCACTTAGTCAGGAAGAGAAAGGTATGCTGAGGACATTGGCGAATTGTCTTGAATATTGCCTCTTTAATACTATCGGCACACCCTAATCCTGGCACAGGGGAAATCGTTACCATTTTATTCGGGTCAACCCAATCTCCGAACAGGTCCCCCATGAAGCAGACACCAATGATAAACGGCTTCTTGAGACTGAGGGGCGATAAGAAAGCATCAGGATAAAAGGTCGGCTTGAACCCATTCGGGTAATGCGCAGGGAAGCGCTCGGTGATACTTCTGGCCCAGCAGTTCGGCACCAGGCAAATACCACGCTCTTTGTTTTCGCAGCCAGAGTAGAAATTCCACGAATAACCCTGAGAGCCATCAGGATTTCTTAACCATTCAATGCCGCTTTTAGATAGTCTCGGCATATTGGTCATTTTGTCCTCTTACCCTTCAACGCCATATTAAGTTTTGGAAGTGCTGATTTATCCCATGCACTGGGTTTCTTTTTGCGCTCTAGGGCAATAATGCAGGCAAGCACCTCTTCTCTGGTCAATGATAACTTCATTCCTTTGTCTCTCCCGGTAGTAAAGTCGGCACGCCCCAGTATTGAAAGTCCCTCATATCTTTTACCAGCTTCAGGGCTTCAATGCCTAGTTTCACAGCTGAGTCTACATCGTCCATTGGGGTAGTCCGCAATCCAGACTGCCACTTACTTAATAACCTGATGGCTTCGTCTATGGATATGGTCATTTCTCTGTCTCCCCTGGCAACTGAAATTGAGGGGCAGGCCCATATCGTTCTCGCAAAGCGTTTATCCGCTTCAGGGCTTCAATGCCTAAATCACAAGATTTCCGAAGTTCAGGGTCAAACCTAAGCATGTCACTATTCCTTAATGAAGTTTGATGTGTAATCGCTTCGTCTATGGATATGGTCTTCTCTCTTAATTCCATTCTCTCCTCCTTTATCTGGCTGGAGTGAGGGCTGGTGTACACCCCATTTAACACTACCGTGTCGGCTAACTCCCATACAGTTAGTAATGCACCCTCACCCCTTGCCAGTCCTTGCCCTTAGCCACCTGCCTTTCGGACAGGATTCTCTTGGCTTTGGGCAAGTGCCTGAACCTACGGCTGGGTTCCTTACGGCTTGTCCAACCTTAGAGGGATTTTACCCTGCATAGGCTCAGGCACTGTCAGCCAGTTGCCCAGTCGTGAAACCTCATCTCTTACGGCTTACCATTTCGGCAACTTCTCTAGAGCACTCACTGACCCTAGCACTCTTTCGTGCATCCACTCCACGGGGGAGCCTCTTCGGGTGGCTGGCAGGCTTGCTGGCTACAGTCTAGCGTCCGTCTATAAGCAATTAGCCTCATCATGACTCTCACTGTAGACTTGACCGATTAAAGTCAATTCCTCTAAAGGCATTACTTTCTGCCACCAGCAAGCCCTTGTGCTGGCGGGCATTACCTTATGGCCATGTCCTTTGAACTCCAACCTGCCAGTTTGAACACCAGCACATATTCAGTTGTTAAAGTAAATCCTTGATTTCTTCCCAGACCTTATCCGGCTCAGTATCTATCCGTTCACCTTTGACACCACACGGTCCAGTCAGGTAATCCATGACATTTTTATCGGTCCTGAGCGACTTCCGCTTCTCGCGCACCTTTTTGAATAAGTCTTGCATGGGCTCGGAGACTTTGACATCAGTCGGCTTGGGTGATTCAGTCTTTGTGCCCGCACTACCATTAGTTTTTGGCTTTTCAGGAGCTGGGCCGTAAAGGTCTATTTTATCTTGCTCACCCTGCTGTTCAAACTCTTTCTTGCCCTCCGCTATGGCAACTTGTATATTGCCGACAGGTGTATAGACTTCATCGGTGGCCTCAATGTCCGGCAATTCACCAGGAGCCATCTTGTCGAGGGCATTCCGCTCGGAGCGAATGAAGGCCATGTTCCTGGCGCTATTCCCTTTATCGCCACCGTAGGGCTGTTTATCCTTTGGCCAGAACCCATAGCCAGGATAGATGTTGCCTTCGCTATCCTTTAAGACTGTAATCGCCCAGATGCGGTCTGCTTCTACATCACCGAGTATTTTCCTTCGCTCTTCTTCAGTCATTACCCGCGGCCCGTCCAGATAAGAATACTTATGGTGCTGCTGGGCAATCTGGCGGCTGGCCTTGATACCTAGCACCGTCACCCAATCCTTGCCGAACTGCACTAGATAAACCTGGCGCATAAGCGGATTGAGTTGGTACTGATGGCATATCATGGCAGCCTTGACCTGTTCATCAACCGGGGCTTCAGGCCAGATGGTCTTCAAGAGATATAACGCTTGGTTCTTGCTCATTATTGCTAGCGCTCTTTCCTGTGTCATTTTTAACTTCTCCTCCTTATTTTGTATTGACCCTCAAAGTGTCCTCTTCCCAGATGCGGATGCCAGCGATGGCACCGATGCCATCTTACTGTCCCCTTTCCACCTCAGTATCGCGCACACCCTGATTGTAGGCGGCTTGAACCAGGTCAGTCGCAATCCGCCCGACAACATATGCCCGGTTCACAAAGAGAGGCACAATGTGTTCCGAGCCACGCGGCACATTCTTCGACAGGTGCTCCTTGATAAACTTCATGGCATCTTCTTGATTCATTTCCGGCATCTTATCCCTCCTTTAATTCCCAGGTTCCAGTATGCCGTCGATGAGGTTCTTTTCCTCATCGGTCAAATTGTCTGGTACTTTTCCACCCCATTCTTCAAGTGCCGCGAGAACTGTAAGCCACAGACTTGGACCAGTAGCTTCCGAACCCAGAATATTGACCTTGTATTCAGTATCATCCCCTGCGCCAGTGGGAGTATGGATAGTTAGATTCTCCTTATTGGCCAAGTCGATCGGCATTGCAGGCAGACCTTTTGGTGGTCGTCCTCTCTTCTTTGCCGGTAAGGAAGGTATTTCTTTCTGTATGGCATCTTCGGTTTCCTGACATTGGACACAGATGTCGGCGTAGCAGCACGGGCACCGATGGGTTATGAGCCTGCCTTTGATTTCCTTACCACACTTGTCACAGATGGTCATAGTTATTGTCTTTGTGCTCATTTTTATCCCTCCTTTCCCAGTTCCTTAAGAATGACGACCTTAGTCCAACTGCATAACCCCATTCCTTGTTTATTTGCCCGCCTAATCATTTCCTTTGCGGATTCTTCTGGCAGGCAAAATCCTACTGCGATTCTTACCGAGTTCTGGGTGTGTTTTCTGCCAGTTGGATGTAGTCCCATCTCCTCTTGTAATTGTGTGCCAGTTTTCATTTCCTTATCCCTCCTTGAATTCTATCCCTGACCTTAGCCATTCTAGTTGCTGGTCGGCCTCATGGCGTATCTCCTCGATAGAAGCATGTATGGAGAATCTAGCCAGCACTGCATCCTTGAGTTTGAGATAAACTATATGGTCGTCTTCCTCAAGGGTCATCCCGGCATCGCGGTGCTGTTGTAATAGGATTGACTTTGTAAGATAACCTTTGTCTTTCAGAATTGCTTTGCTGTAGAACTCAGCCAGTTGTTTTGCCGCAAAGTTGGTAAAGTTCAGCATCTCCTCGGGTGTCAGGATGATGGTCATTGAAACTGTACTATAGGGTTGTTGGCCTTTGTTTTCATGCACAAGAGCAAACCGTTCCCCATCCCAAACTGCCTTGAGACGTTCATGGCTATTGTCGGTTAGTATCCTTTCTACCCTACCTTCCATAGATTTTTCCCTCCTTCCAAAGTATCTTCAAATATTCCAGCAAACCCTTGTAGTTTTCGTTCACTCGTTGATTGAAATCCACCGAGCCCGTTTTGTTATCGCACCATTCGGGATGGTCTATGTACTGTTGGTGGGAAGCAATGCAAGATTCAACAAACTCAATGGCTTGGTGTTGATTCATAGGAACAAAGGCATGGCTTGGTGAGGACGGCCAGTTTATTCCGAGGAGAAATCCCCCTGCAAAGATAACCACAACCGAGATTATCGCCAATAAATCAATCCGTTTCATCTTCCCTGTTCCTTTTCTTTTGCGTGCCTTAAAACTTGGGCACAGCGACCGCAAAGTCCGCTTGTTGTTGGCCCAGTTATTATCCGGGTCTTCTTGCACTGAGGGCAGGTTACTTCACATGGCCGGTGCCAAGATACTGGCCGTAGTGATTGGCCGAAGTGCTTATCAAACTGGCCTTGCCCGTAAAGAAATGGCAACGGTTCATCATCATAGTCTCTGTGACCGCATTGGAGGCATACCCAGGAGCGGTCTGAGCCATCATGGGACATATCACCCTGGCATTTAGGGCACTGCTTTAACCGCCACCTGGGAAGTTGCAGAGTAAATGTTTCAACCACCATGTCTTAATCCTCTCAAATTTCACACTCGGCCATGACCTGTTGTAGTTTTGGCTCAATCTCTAATGCCTGTTGAGTCCTCAGATATTCAATCTCTAACCGGGCCTGTTTCAATTCCGCCCTCGCATCATCCCTCTCTTTTCTAAGCGTATCAATCTTGTTAACAACCGTATCCAGAAAATTTGACATGCTAAAGGAATTACAGGAGTCACCGAGAAGAGGACGTAGACCAAAGCCCGGGTCTTTTGTTTCTGCCTCAAGAAACTTACTAAATGCGATATAGTCGCGGACCTCGAACTTGGACATTGCCTTTTGCCGACCCCACATTCTGACATACTCCAAGACCTCCGTTTTGTTTCCGTTGAACCTGACCTTCAGTGACTGTGGCATAATTCCCCTCCCTACTTTTTGCCCCTATTATGCCTCTTACTTTAGAGTTTTCCTTCCCAAATAATCGTTGCTTTTTCCCCTGAATGGAGGTGCCACAACTTACCATCAAAGCTAGGGACTATTCCCTGTCTCCATAAATCCACTGCTGGCTGGAATGGATAAATTCCCGCTTTATGTTTGGTAAACTTCCACTTTTTGATATTGGGGAATAGTGAACTGACGTAATCCCTGACCGAAGCCCTGACCGAAGCCCAGACCGAATCCCTGACCGAACCCCAGACCGAATCCCTGACCGAAGCCCAGACCGAATCCCAGACCGAATCCCAGACCGAAGCCCAGACCGAATCCCTGACCGAAGCCCAGACCGAAGCCCAGACCGAATCCCTGACCGAAGCCCAGACCGAATCCCTGACCGAATCCCAGACCGAATCCCAGACCGAAGCCCTGACCGAAGCCCATTGTCTTAATAGGTCTATTTGTTCATTGGTTACTTGTGTAACCTGGCGTAGTTTAAAAGGATAAATTGGGTTGATGACTTCGGAATACTTCCACCCAAACAGTTTATCTAAATCACTGATTTCACGGATAACTTTCAGTTCAATAAATCCCCATTTCGTTTTGTCTCCACAAACGGGGATACCGCTTACCCGATATGCGGAACAAGGTATATTAGCGCCGACAAAGCAATCTTTCGGGTTCTTGCTGGCGTGCAAAACACCTGAACTACAAACTCCCAACGATGCATTCGGCTTTGGTGGTCTGACTATCTGACCAACATTTTCACGGTAATTGATAGTCTTTCCAGTGTAGAAATCAAATCCATCGGGGCGGGCAAGTTTGAAACCTAAGACCCTTTTCGTCTTCATTTTCCCTCCCCTACTTTTTGCCCCTATTATGCCCTTTCTTAACCTCTGAATAGGGCCGGGTAGATAATTACTTTAGACTCCGTTGGCCTTGCGGTTATTATGGTATGCTACTACCGCTCCCTTGCGGTAGGTCTGTTCACGCTGTAAACAATACCTGACTGGTAGTTTAGCCCACTGGAATAAGTCCCAAGCTATATCCCAGAATCTAGGCGTATGTCCCTCGTGGCCACATTTATAAGGTAATACCCAATGGGCTAGTTCATGCAATATTACCAACTTGCAATCCGTGCGGTTATGGCCAGCGACTATTGTGATATGTTGCTCGTGGCATATACCGCTAGAGGTATTGCGTGGCTTACGGTAATCTTTGTCATTGATAAAATCATAGGCTCTAGCAGTAGCCTTGCGCCACTTAATATCTGGTAAGTCACCTTGATAACCTTTACTCTCAAGTTGAATCATTGCGTCTATTATCAAATCCTGTGCCCATTGTGGTGTTTTCATTTTCCCTTAACCTCTTAATACTGGGCGGGTAGTGATTCAGGGTATAGGCGCAGGACTTATCTTGTGCCTTTTGCGTGCCCTCTTTCTCAATCCCGCCCAGTATTCAGTTGTTAAAGAACAAAAAACAGCCCCAGTTACCATAATTTTCTGAGGCTGTTGAATTGAGCTAAATTATTGGTTATGTTAAGGGCTGAGCCTATTAAACCACAGCTGGCACAGTATATGTTATGTAACCTTAATTGGTCAGACCTTCTCATTCCCGTTCCTTCTCCCCTTTTTATTTTCCCAGCACCTAGCATGATAGACATGACCATATTTGTCCCCATCATTTCCAAAGGGTTCATCTGTCGGCTTGCCGCAACCTGGACAGATACGATAGACGGGTTTGTTTAAATCTTTGAGAATTTCACCCGCCAACTGTATTGCTTGTCTTTGGTAGTTTCTCATTTCCGTCTCCGCCAGTGGCCTTTTTGTGTTCTTGCAGGATTATTCTCCATGCCCTAGATTCACTGATGTGAAAGACCCGGCCAATGGCTTTGTATGTCATCTTCGGATGTGCCTGCCAGAACTTGAATATCCTTTCATTACGATTTTGTTTGTCTAGTATTCTGTATCCCATCTTGCTACTATCTTATCACAGACTTGCGAATTTGTCAAGGGGGGGGGTATAAACTAAAAAACCGCCCCTCGTTTTAAGCAACGAAGGGCACCTGGGATATATCTTTCTACCACCACCTTCTTTAAGAGGGCTCAGTGTTCACTAGGTGGCGCTTGGCAAGGGTCTTGACGTAATAGTTGACCGCGTTCCGCAACAGTAGCTCGGTAATGTCTTCATCATTAAGGTTAAGGTCTCTTTTGGTATCCCTCAGTAAATTGTCCAGCCACTGTTGCGCTTCGCTCTGATTCTTCACTTACCACCAACCCAGCAACTTGCCAATAAAGTAGACAATGAGAACTGCGCCACCCAGAGAACCGCCCCCGATGCCAGCGACCTTTTTCACATCATTGCCTGTCCTGGATTGTGTTTGGTTCCCTTTATGCCTCTGCTCACAGATGACTTCCCGGTAAGATAAGCGCTTGTCCTGGTCCCTGGCGGCTAACTCGATGGAGGTAATTTGTTTTTGCAGTTCCGGGATTTTCTCTTCGGCCAAGTCATTGACCGTTGTGGCCGTGAGCAACAACAACTCCCGGTCGGTTTTGGCCTCAAACTCAAGGTGTTTGTCTGACATATCAGTCTCCCTCAACAGTTTTCATAAAGTCGGTTATCATCACGCAATCGTAAGGGCTTCCCCAGGGTTTGCCGAATTCAGAGTCAAATTTTTCGTTGCCTTCCCAGCAGGTGTATCGGTCATCAAGTAGCCGGGGAATGCGGTGATTGAAATAGTGCCGGATAAGGTACTGTAGACTTGTCCAGAAGTAAATCGCCACATCGTAGGGCTTACCGATAATCTCTTTGAGGAAGACATCCATCTGGTCAGGTGGCGGTGGTGTCTCAAAAAGCCGATAGGCTCTGGCGTGTTTTTTCAGTTCTGCGATGCTATACCAGTTCAATCGCATACCTTCGGCTGTCGCTTCAAGTATGCCCCAGGCTTGATAACCTTTAATCCAGGCTTTGGCGCAGTGCCAGGGCAACCACCTGGCTTTCTTCCACTGCCTCCAAACTGGTTCAAAGATAGTCAGGAAAAAGGAAAAGAACTTAAAGACAGAATCTGTCCCTTGAAAGAGCAAGGTATCGCTCGGCTGCATTTCTTCAATATCAACCTGTCTTGCCATCGCCTTCCTTCTTCTTTTGTTTGCTTTCTTTAGTGCCGCAATCGCAAAACTCGGAGACGGCGCAGAATTTCTCGCATCTTCGACCATCCCAGGTTTCCTTGTTTGAACATGGTAGAGGCAATTCATTCTTGAGAAGTGCAGTTTCTAATTCATAGGCTTTTACCCCAAAGTATTCAAGAACCTTCTGGTTATCCATCCTCGGAATAGGAATCTTGTAAATCTTTTCAGTCACCCCACGCCCAAGAGATACGCTTGTGCCACCATCCCTTACCGTATCCTGAATAATCAGCCAGCTTACCGGGAAGCCTAACGCCTCAATCTTCAGACGGTAATGATTCAGTTGTAAAATCCAATCATCCATATCAGCGTTTTCAGGATGTTCTTCCCATATTGTAATCATCTTGGGACTGCCAGCCTTGCCCCAGTTCCCTGACTTCTGATAAACTGCTCCAGTCGGGTCAGGAACCTTGACACCCTGTAAACCCAAAGCCTTCGCCACTTGGAAACTTCCCGATGTTTTATAATCCCACAGTTCGTAGGTTTCAATCTCTGAGTTTTCATCGGGCACCAAGAGGTCAAGGATTCCAGTTATATCACCGCCCAGTTGCTCCTCAGATAAGGCATTGACTTTAAGAGCTACCTTTTCTAATCGATGGTGATGCCTGGTTCCGAGCAAGGCAAAAGCCTGTTCATATGGCTGTATGGCATAATCTTTGGTTATCTGGAGAAAAGTCATCCGGGTGCCATTGAGCAGTTGAGTAGTTGAGGGCTTACCTGTCCACTGCCGGGTACTACCAATATCCATAAGAGTAGGTAGGGAAAGGCACCGGCCATCAGGCCGAGGACAATGCTTCAGACATTCAGCCACTTCCCGTCTTACACCATCTAAACAGTCAAAATATTTGAGGGGCATATTATCTCTCCTTTTTCACCCGACCTTCATTGCCTCAAAACGGTATTGCATTGATGGTTTCAGGCTATCCTCGTCAAAGACCTCCCTCTCCTCAACGATTGTAACCCTGACCTTATGCTCGTTCCCCCACCGGTCTCCGAGTGTGCAAATCTGGTCTCTCAATGTATCAATAAAGTCAATGATTGTTCCCTGCTGAAGTTCACTGATGCGGACCTTCTTGGTCAGCAGTTTGGAATCACACTTGATAATATGCTGGAATGTAGATACTGACGGCATGACGGTAAGACATTTTAGGTTGAAAGTAATCAGGATTGGAGGGACGGTCTCACTATCAGTCACAAAAGAAAAAAACAGATTCATCATAGAACTATCAATACTTGCTGGGAATGCGAGGGTCTTTTCAGGACTAACATTCGCTATGCCGAGATAGTAGAAGGTACTACCACCATCTGTCGAGTAAAAAACATTAAAATAATTCGAGGCATTGCAATTCTGCGTCCGAAGATATAACTCTTGCCAGCGCTTGTTTGCCACCGTCAACAAAGTGGCAAAGCAACTACTCCAGAGTCTACCAGCGGGGGTAGTAGGCCACATTTCGCTGACAGCAAAGCGATAGCCCGAATCGGCAGTGGCATCGTTTGTTGTAGAGAGATAGACCTTCAGCATCCCCTCGGATACCACGGTAGAGCCAATATAAAGATAGGGTCTGCCCTCAACGCTGGTGACAATAGCGCAGGAAGGTTCAGTAATCCCAGTGAGTTTCCTGATGTCATGCCATATCCATCTATCCGCACCGCCGATTGTCTCCCATCGGCCAGCCAGAAGGGCAATATTATTATTGGCTCTCTTCATTAGCGAATAAAGCCAAGAGTCATCATGCGCCCTGGCAAGACACGGATAGATATAGTCAACCACGCCTGGAGCTATATCGCTGGGTGTAACCTCCATGATACTATTGACATCTAACTCCCACTCGGAGACAAGCCCCATGCGAAAGTAAATCTTGTTCCGGCAAATATCACTGTTCTTGCCAGCGTTTGTATTGGCGATAGACACCAATTCGGGGAAGGGTTGTTGGGGTGTGCCAGAAGCATCAATATACCAGGGGCCGTCTGTCTTCATGCAATAAAGCAAGCCAAGATAGGATACCATATCATTGACGGGGTAAAGGGATGACCCAACCAGTATCTCGCTTCCCCATGCTCCGGTATTGGTCGGGTCGGTGGCACTGCGGATTTTGTTGGGTAACTTCAGTTGCTTGAAAGTAGAACCCACCGCACAGAATCTATCAGCCTCCCCGTTGGCTAGGCTGCCTTCAGTGAAGCCTTCACCCGAGCTCATATACCAATATGCATAGCTGGCACTCAAGGCGATATAGAGATAATCGCCGAAGGTGGCCAGGTGCGTAATGGGATAAAGGAAGTTGCAAACGCCCTGAAGTGCCGTCCCAGCATCGTTGACCCTGCCCAAGAGGGTTCCCGCCGCAAAGTAGTTCTTGCCGCCGAAGGGGATTACCTGGCTGACATTGCTGTATTGCAGCTCAACGCTGACATCATCGAAATAGAAAGTACCGCTGGCACCAGCGTAGGTATATTTCAATTCTACAGTGATAGAGGTTGCTCCGGACCAGATAATCCAAGCTACAGTTTGTTGAGTCCAATCAGCACAATCGGCAAAGCTGTATGAAACTGCTTCAATGCCATCGACAAAAATCTTAAGAGTAGCTAACCGTTGGGCACTGCTTTGTCCCTTTCCCCAGACTTTCACCGTCATTAGCAGGCGTCTCCACCCTGTCGGGTTAGTAAAATTCTGGGTATATTTAACCCAACCAACCCCGGCACCCAATACTAGACGGACTGAATATGCACCTGAATGGTGTTCCCCAGAATACCAGTCGCCAACCCCATCGCCAGATTGTGCATAAGTCCAATCTGTCGGCTGTCCCCCGCTACCGCTTTCGAATCCTGGGTTCACAATATCAGATGGTAAAGTGGGCATGGGCAGACTGACTACCTTTGGGCCAGGGTATACCTTGCCCTTGCACCGGCAATCTATATTCTCACTTTTCCAACAGCGAGTCTTGGTGAAGTCGGTATCTTCCTCCGTCTCAAAATCAATGGCGCCGAAGCCTCCATGAAAATATCGTTGTGCCAATACCTTCTGCTGGTCTGGGCTGAGGTTGGCATAACCTATATCGCCAGGAGCATAGGAATCAGGCAATGCTCTGGCATCAGTCCTGCCCCATGCCTTGACCTCGTTTGTATCTTTGGCCAGCATGAAGCCCATCTTTGCCCCTGATGGGTTAATGTAGTAAATATCGTATTGGTCAAGTAGAGCATCAACCATTCAAATCTCCTTTTAATCTAGGATTACGGCCCAGCTCTTACTTCTATGTAGACCCTGCCAGCTAGATTGCTGGCATTGGCTACTTTAATCCTGCCAGTGAGCCAGTCATTAGCTCCACCAGCGGCATGAAGAAGACCAGTGGTTTTGCCGTTCACACCCTTATTCTCAATATTGTCAAATATGCCTGTCTGGTTAATATCAAGCCCATCAATCAGCGTCTGGTAGACGGCGGCGGCTTCATCCCCATTGAACTTCTTGTCAACCAGTTCTTTCCAGGCTGCTTCTCTAGCCCGTTCTGTTTCTACATCTATCGTCCCGGGCCCTAGGTTGTCAATATCAGCCATCCCCTTTTCCCTTTATGTAGTAAGCAATTGTCTGATGGTACTTCATTTGGTGCCTGAATATTTGGCAGTGTCATAATTTACCCCGCTAAAGTTAATATTCTATGGGGTTGCTCTTAGCTCAATAAATACTCTTCCTGCTAAACTGGAGGCATTCGCCACTTTAATGACTCCCGTAATCCAATCGTTCGCTCCATTCTTGGCATTAAGAATCTGTACAGTCTTACCATTTGTTCCTGGATTGCCAAGATTATCAAAAACACCTGTTTGGTTAAGGTCTAATCCATCAATTAAGTTATCGGATTCTACTCCCGTATTTGAAGCCACTCCAATATTAAGTACGGCTGTTGCCGTTCCGCCAGATACCCAGATATAAACCACTATCCGCTTAACGATACAGTTCTTATCATAGGGATTTTGCCAGTTAAAGGTGAAAGCATCGGCCAAACCAGGAGTAAGGGCAACGTATTCCATTCTAGTTTCTTGACTACCCAAAATATCAGGATTGTCTTCAACAATGACATCAGACCTGAAAGGAACACTTATTGAGGATATGAGAGGATTCCTATATACATTAAGGCTTCCTGGGCAATCGGAGAACAAGGCATATCTAGCATAAGGATAATCTGATAGAAAACTATTGGTTATTACTACCTTTGTTGCCAATCCAGAGCCCGTTCTCGTGATATGAATACCATCATAGACATCATTCCCGTCTTTACTCGTCTCCATCACATGAATGCCATCGAGGAGAACATAGTACACGTCATTGCCAGCCACGCTGGGGTGAATATAGATGCCATGCTTACCTAGATTATCAACGTCAAGTCCCTGGAAGCCAATCCAGGCACCTTTTATTAAGTCAATGCCGTAATTGACACAACCCCAGATACGCCCAGCATAAAAGTACAGCCAACCGCCATTAGAAATGGACAAACCTGTGTCATCCCCGACAAGAAGATAATCCGTGAGGGTGATACCAGATGTTTCTATTGAAACTCCAGTCCCGCAACAATACGTTCTGATGTCATGGCCTCTCCAATCCGAGCCTCCTGCAACTCTCAAACCGATGCCATAGATGTTCTCCAAATCTATTCCATAAGCCTTTGAATACTGCTGACCAGGAGCAGGACGATTGAAGACTAGACCATTACCAGCCGTTTGCAAAGCTCCATCAAGGCGGAGGTCATGTACACTTGCATACTGCTCCGTGACCTCCAAAATATCATCGGCTAATATAGCAGTAGCCTTAAGAAGTGAAGAATGGCCATAACCACAAAAATCAATGCTGGGCTTGGCAATGACCAATTTGGAGGCAATATTGAACTGCCCATCTGTAAGAAGGACTTTTCCACTCATGGTTTACCTCCGAAAACTCTATCCCAGGCTGTTCCTAAACCAAACCATTTTTTAGTCCCAGCTTCAGAAAGAGCATCCTGTATTTCTTCATCATCTGCTTTTCCATCGCATCTGACCGTATATTTGGTCGAGATTTTTTCTCTCCTGAGTTCAGCACCATCTTTATTACTTGAGATTATCTTAATTTCTTCCATCACTTTTGTTATGCATCAATCGCTGCCTGTATTTCCACATCATCTGCTGTTCCATCGCAAATCTGGATGCGTTCTTGCAATGCGGTTTTAGCAACCCGGGCCATTGCCTTAACCGCAACAGGAGCATCGTTACTTATGACAAGTGCACTACCCCACATCAAGGCATGTAGAGGATTCAATAAGCCCATTTTGATTACTCCCTTAATCCGTAGTTAGATTCGCTTGTTCAATCGGCTTTGGCATCCACAGATTACGGAACTCATTATTTGTCTGGTCGCGGTACTTTAGGGCCAGGGCGTTTAATGCCCGGCGGTCTCCAGCCGAAACTTGGTTAGCCATGGTGTCATAGAGATGATAACCTGTTTGAGCATACAGAAGGTTCACCCTCTCGTCCTCAAGGCTAACCGTGTCAGTCGGAGCTGTCAATTGTTCCAACTTTCCCATAGCTTCAACTAACCAAGTTTGATTATTCACTGAAACACTCTTAGGGAAGTAAATCGCCCTCGGACAAAAGGATGTTTTCACAACCTCAAAATTACGATAAGGTTTCCGTTCGGAGGTTTGGTCTGACAACACACAAAGCCCGATTACCCGACTATTCCCGATAGTAGCACCAAGATTGAAGTAATGACCAGACTGTGCATAAATCTCGGCATCTTTGGCCGTAGAATAGGAATTGGTGAGGTTGGTAGTCATCTGAAGTCGCTGTATTGTATTATCTATGGCATTGATTTCTAGTTCCTCATTACCATCGGTATCCGATATTGTAATATGTTGGCCAACATAAAAAAGACTCGCATCATAGATACTGACATACGGTTGACCAGACGCGGCATTTGCAGATAAGAGGTCATGCCCCAAGTCAACAAAAGCAATTTTACGGTACAATCTGGGATACAATGAGGATAGAGCTTCGTTGATGGACTCAATGACATCCGCCCGGTCATACTTGCTGAGTTCGTAGGTATCGCCAGCGCCTATCGCCGCCGAGAAATCCACATAGGGGTCAAGTTTAGTCGTGGATTTATCGTGGTCTTCAATCTGCCGGACATCGCCAGAGGCGGCACCCGAGGTAATATAAACCCACCAATCGTTGAACCACTCATCGGGATAGACAGAGAGCGCGCTATCAATAATCTTAGTAGCATCGCTACCGGTATCAGCGGCAGAAATGACACTCACTGCATGGATAAACTTTAAGAATCCAGTTATCAATTCCGATAAAGCAATAGTCATTTATCCTCCCCTTTTTGGACTATGGGCAAAGGGTCGTAAGAGAAGTTCGTAAGCCCGGATTGTAATCCCAGTCAGAACAGATACTCCTTGAGCAACCGCAGTAAGAGTTTGGTAATAAGTCATTGCTCCTGCGGCGATAAAAGTCTTAGTTAGTCCAGCAATGCCAGAAGAGGTAGCTGAGAGGGCACGATAGAAGGTGGCTATTTTGGAAAGCACCGCACTACCGACAGCAGTAGCCAAGAGACTCCTATAAAATGTGGCTGGCTTGGCCAGTGTAACTACACCGACCGCAGTTGCAGATAGAGTCCGATAGAAACTACCTACCTTAGACAGAACTGGAGTACCAGTGGCAATAGCGGCTAAACTCTTCGAGACAACTTTATAGAGAGTTGCTGTGCCTTGAGCGGTTGCGGCAAGAAGTTTGAGAAAGACTTTTTGTGCAGTCAATAGTGGCACTCCAACAGCCGTAGCCGTCAAGACCTTATACATTCCCTTGTTCAATATAGCTGAAGCGGTAGCAATGGCAGTCAAAGTCCTATAAAAGTTACCTAGTTTAGAGAGAACTGGTGTGCCAATTGCCGTGGTGGTCAAAGTCCTTTTGAAACCACCTATCTTAGAGAGAACTCCTGCCCCAACTGCTACCCCCGTTAAAGTTTGGTAGTAAGTCGTCCCTCCCCCCAGGGTGACATAAGCCCGCATGGCCATTCTGTAGCCATCTACCCCATCAGGAGTGCCGAAGGGGTTGGGGGGGCCAGCAGTATATTGCCTTGCCTTATATGCCCGAGTTTCGGGGTCTAGCCAGTTCAAGCCAATGGTATTAGTGCTGTCCTGTAAGAAAGTAAGCCAGTAATATAGGGCAGTTGTCACCGAAGCACTCAGCCCGCTGATTTCTACCCAGCCGTTGGCTACGGCAATAGCCCCAGCATTAACCACCAAGACATCAGGCCGGTTGCTTCCGTTGTTGGTATAAACCGCCAGTTTAACATTGCCTGTGGGTGACGTGTCCACAAATTGAATCGCAAGTTTTGTCAGCGTGCCAGTGCCGACCGTGTTCTGCCACTTACTGGCCTGCAAATAATTGGCACCTTCTGAAGTCGTGTCAGCATAACCCGTAGAGCCAAAGTAGCCATCGTTCGTGAATTGCTGCCCCAATGTAAGCCCCGGAAAGCGGAAGCCGATAACAACAGCCAGCTTTGGCGCGCCATCTATCGTCACCGACTCAATCTTGTAATAGCGACTCTGCGCCTTTTCCCAGAGGTCTCGGCAATGAAAGTTGGCTATGAACTCGCCGCTGGATAAAAAGTTGATATTCGGGCTGGTGTCGGAGGAAAAGTCCGTGCTCGCCGTGGGAATTATCGGAATATCTACTGTCTGATATAGAGGCGGATTATGGCGGTGCACTCTTATCGTGTCAATATCCGGCCCAGGGATGAAGACATACTCATAGGAGAAAGCAGGGATTGTTCTGGGAGCGGTGAATCCAACCTGAATGGCGAAGTCTTCCCGAATAGGTGATGCCACCTGGCGCATGTAGAAAGGAAAGTCACGGTTTAGAATCCTATAGTTGGCTGTCCAGCCGAACTTACTCTGTTTTGCGTCTGTGGCATACTCGGCTACCCTGGCCTGTGGGTTGGTCAACAAGAAAGATTGAGTACCTGAGATGAGCCTGATGTATGCCTCGCAGACCAGCTTCCCATCAACCAGCCAGGCAAAGGCACTTTTAGTCGGCCAGAAGAGCGCTACCTGCGGTTTAGGCAATGGCGTTCCCCAAACGACCTCATTAGGTTTTAGAGGTTGTGGCCTAGCGTCAAACCCAGCTTGAGTGGCATTCAGCCAGCTTCCATCAGATAGATTCACAGGCGATAAGTTATCGCCAATGACTTCCCTGATTATCTGCATTAGCCCGCCTTTAAGTTTGTTCTAGCGTTATGGTGAATTGGATTGCATCACCAACGGCAAGGACAACCCCAGTGAAGTCTCCATGAATGACTAGATTGCCCCCGCTAGGTGGGCTACCAGTCCCAGCAGCATCAAACAGACCTGCGTTAGTGATAGTCTTGCCAGCCCCAGCACAGGTTATAGTGGCTACCCATTGGTTCTTGTCGGCCGTTGGTTGACTTTCTGTTCCCACTACCCTTGCTTCAGTGGCAGGAGTAAAAAGGTCAGTATCGCCCTTAGCCGCCGTGCCTGCTCCTGTTCCCCAGCCGATATAGCAGGCTGTCCCACCTTCTATGGCATCAACGACTACTTCTTCACCCTTTGATACATAAATTGTGGCCATCAGTTAATATCCTCCCAAGTATTTGTTGTCGCCCGATAAAGTCTAATCTTGATGCTTGCTTTCGGCTTTGCCTTCCCGCCGATTGTACTATCTGGGTTCGATTGATTAAATTTACCCTTCTCATCCCGTTTGGTCTTATTTTCCACCATAGTTCAGACCTCCTTTATACATCCCGAATACGAATATCGGGATTGCCCCGTTCGTGGCTGGAATCAGCTAATGTCCAGCCAAAAGTATGATTGACTACTGAGATTTTGCGGTCAGCCCTTGCGCCACACTTCGGACAACTCGCTAGGTCTCGCTCCGCTATCCGATTGAACTTCTCGAACTGATAACCGCAAGCCTGGCAGAAGTATTCATAAAAAGGCATGAATCTTCTCCTCCTAGTCAGGTTTAAGGGGAGGCTTTTAACCTCCCCTTAAAGTCTTCCCGCACTAGACCGCGAAGCGCTTGCCGATGATGTACAATGTGTGTATCCCTTGTATGGTGCCGGCGCCAGAAAGTACTAGTCTCACTGTTTTCCCAGCGGCCACATACAACTTGTTACAAAGAGAATACCCATTGGTTGCACCGCAGGCCATCTTCAGGTATGCACCCACCTCAGCCATTACATCGCCAAAGACGGTGCCGACAGCAGACGTATGGTCGTAGGCGATAATGAACCCATCGGCATCATCATCATCTCCGACCGTGACATTGGCTGTGCCGGTGCCTACGGTTTTCACCACCGCAATGACTCGTTCAATCAGAGTCCCGGCAGGGATGGCCCATACATTGACAACCGTTGTACCCTCGGATTGAACATCAAGGGCTTCAGCAAAGTCATACACTGTTCTCTGAGCAGTAACCGCCATATTGTTAGCCTCCTTAAAAAATTACTGGGGGTGATTAAAAGGCTCACCCCAGAAGCCTCCTCTTAGTCTGTTACGCCGATTAGAGCGGCCGCTGACATTACGGCAAAGAGAGCCATAGATACATACCACTTGATTCTGGTTCGGGTAGCATCTTTTGTCTCCAGGGAGCCAACAGGTTCAACTGTCATGCCACCAGGAGATGTCAGGCCAGCCAGACCACTCTCACCCAGTTTTACCGCATAGATGACTGAAGAAGTTGCCCCAGTGGTAGCGGTTTCCACACTACCAACAAGAGTGTGCGTATCCAGCTGGAAATCACTCACCCAGAACGGGATGCCGTTCAGCACATCTATGAACATCCCGAACTCATTGCGGTCCGTTTCCAGGTTGAAGCCCGCCGCCCTGGTCAGGTTCTTTATCTTCCTTCTTGAACGCCGACTCATAATAAGAGCATCAGGTTTACCCGGCCGACACTGGTCAACAAGCTGGTCAAGCAGGGTAAGGGTCAGCGCCGCACCAGTCGCACCGCAGGCAATCACCTGGTCACTGGCAACGGTCGTATTAACGAGCATCCTTAGCCCGGTGAACTGCTTGGGATATGTGGTCGCATTGCCGTAGAGGAATATTTCCTCAAACTTGTTCTTGAGAGCTTTTGCCTTTATCGCCAAAACTGCCGCCTCAAGGTCTTGGATATTGGAGCGGGTCGCCTTCAGGAAGTTGTCGACATCGGCATCGCCACCCATAATCTTCAAGACAGCAGTCGCCTGCGTGAAGGTCGGCGTGGACTCAGCCCAGGGGTCTCCAGGGTCATAGAAGTCAACAGTTGGTAGGGCATTTTCCCGGTTGTAGGTCAAGCCGTTGCCCACAATCTCGATGAAGGGCAACTTTGCCAGTACCGCAGATTCCTTAACGACAGTTTCGGCCACACCCTCAAGCAAGACATCATTGGATAGCTTCGAAGCTTCCACAAGTGTCATTGCCATATTGTTTTTACCTCCGTTTTTACTTTTTTCTTGGGATTAGCTCTGCTTACGCCTCACTTCAGCCAGCCCGAGCTTAATCTTGTCGTCAGATGACAATTCGTCATGTGACTTGGATGCTGGCGAACCTGTCATCACCTTGAGATTAGCGGCTGGCTTTCCCTTCGGAGCCTCAGTCTTTTCCTTTTTCTCTTCAGTTGCTTTCTCTTCAGCTTTCGCTGGTTTCTGGCCAACCGAAGCAATTACGGTCAGGTTAAACGCCTTTTCGTAGTCGCCTTTGTTAAAAGCCTCTCTCGCATCATTCAGCTTAGGGTCTTCGGATGTTAAACCCGCAGTCTCAAAAACTGTCTTGATGCGTCCATAGGCTTGCGCCTGGTCAGCCTGCAACTTGGCCTGCTTTTCCCGCTCAACCTTTATCTTCTCCGCCTTCTCTTTTAGCTCCTCGGTTCCCTCGAAACTGGAAGAGACGGTTTCCAAAACAAGACTGAGCGTTTGTTCAAAGCCGTCTAGCTTTTGGGAAAGACCTCCAAAGTCCAAGTGCACCCTTTTGAGTACATTAAGCTCGTCAATGACTTTGCTGTGTGTACCCTGAAGTGTCTTGTACTTTTGCTCCCAATCCTCCTTGCGTTCACTCTCCGCAGGTGGGGGCTTTACATCAGTCGAGACCTTCGGTACCTCAGCACCTAGAGTTTCGGTTGTGTCTTGCCCTTCAACTTTGGTAGTTTCCACAGGTGGGTTCTCTTTTGTGTCTGGCATAAACTTTTGCTAACCTCCTTTTTCTGGAATAGAAAAAGCCCGCCTTTCAGCAGGCTCTATCCCCTAACCTTATACCATCCTCAGACGGTCAGAATAGGAATGAATATCAAAAACAAGGCACCACAGATAGAACAACACAAAATACCTTCTGGGGTATAGGTACAGAAACAGTGCTGATGCTCAAATGCCACCAGGCCATTGTGCTCAGTGATAATGATTGCCTCTTCCTCTTTTGTCATAACCGTTATCTCACTTTAGTCCAAACGACCTTGCCTATCCCTGGTGCCTGAGTTTGGCTTGTCGCAAGTGAAGCCAAAAGACTGCCCCCAATTAAAGTACCTGGCAAACCATACCGCAGAAGCAATTGCTGGGCATAAGTGGTTGCCATCTGCGTTTGTGCATCTGTCACCCGGCCCATCACCAGCAACCACGCATCCACAGTCGGATTAGCCCGGCGATATTTTAGTCGCTCGGCCCCTTGTGGCAAGGCATAATACTCTTGAACAATATCCCGACCAGCCACCTGAAGCCGCGCCAGCTTCTGCGCTGTTGGCGGTAGTGTATTTACCCAGCTATCCCTATTTCTTTGCACATATGTTCTCGTTTGAGAATCAAGAGAATTCAGGTAGGCTTGGCGTAATTCATCGGTTTCTTCATCCCAATACTCGTCAACTGCCTTATCCTCTGGCTGTCTATTCTCAAGATAGTTCGTCAGCGACTTTTCAATTGCCGGGTCATACTTCTTGATTTCATTGATAGCAAACTTCATTCCCTTATAGACCTTGTGAAGACTGGCTTCAGCATCCAGATAATCCCTGTAAGTCATTCCGCCTTGAAGTAAACTCTGTGCCGCTTGCTCTACCCCGGCATTGTAAATAGCATCGGCTGTCTTCCTGACCTGCATTATCTGAATGTCTACATCCTCCCCGCTCTCCATAATGGCGAGTTCTTTGGCCTGCTCATTCAGTAACTTGTAATCATTATGTCCCGCCAGTAGCTTATCCTTTTGTTCCTGATTCAATTGGTCGAATGGCTTGTCAAAATCTGTCTTGGCATACTGCTCTTTTAGAGCCTTCAATTTTGTCCAATCGCTTGTAGGGAAAGTTCGAAGGCCGAAGATTTCTGCCCCAAACCTGATACCCTTGTCCTGTTCCTCTCCGGGGTTAGTCAAGACAAGATTCTGTGCGGCGAAGGTCAGAAATTGACTGCCGAGTTCGTTCACCCAATCGCCGGGGTCTTTCAACCGGCGACCCATAAAGTCCCTCTGGGTAATTATCTCCCTGCCGACTTGCATCAAAGGTGATAACCGGCCAGTCCAGAACTTCAGAAAATCATTCTTGCTAGAATCAAGGCTTAACAACCTTTCGGGGTCTTTCTGCGCGGCCGCAGTAACGCCCGCCATCATTCTCAAAGCCGAATACCAGAAACCCGGAACACCAATAGTGGAATTGCCAATCTTAAAGGTCATAAAGTCAGCACCATCGCCCCCCAGGTCTTTCGGGGCCGGGTTAAGTTTTGGTTCCTGACCAATCATCTCACATAGACCTACATAGCCGAGAACACCCGCCGCCGTCATACCAGCCAATGCCTTCCTGACCTCACTGGCTGTCTTATTGCCCCTGAAAACATCCCTGGCAACCATCAGATAAGCCCTGGTGTAGTTCGGAGCGAACAGTGTGGCGCTTTCAATTGCCCGCCTTGTGGCACTCACTCCAAGTTCCTTTGACGAGATAACCCCAGTAATCTTATTGGCAAACTCAGCTAATTCTACCAGGCTGTGACCTTCGGCCACCCAACTCTCTTTCATCTGGTTGAAGATTGTTACCCTGGCGGCAAGAGAACCACTACCGAAGCCGGCACCGGCACGGCCATAAGACCCCTTGAAAATATTGCCGAAGAAACCACCAACCTTGCCACCCTTTCTCATTAGAGTCTCAATGTCGTCAGGATTCAGATAGTCCACCGCCTTTTGCACTATCAGTCCACTTTCTATCATGTCATTCGTGACTTTAGAAGCTATGAACTCATCCTGATACTTGGGATTCCACATGGACTTGACCATTTCCTTAGCTAAGTTGTAAAAGCCAGAAGATTTCCTACCTTCCGCCCATTGTGCCACATCATGTCCCAACACAAGTGAACCCTGCATAAACAGAAGTGAAGTATCGAGTGCAGCTTGTAAAGTAATCAAACCCCTTGAGATATGACCAAACTTTGTGAGTATCTTCGGCGCTCTCTCGGGATTCATTATTTTCTCTATCCGTCTGGCTATTTCTCGGCCAGGAATACCTAACTCAGTATTATCGGGAACAATCCGGCTCATCCAGCGCGGTACATCAATCACCCGACCTTCACTAAAGGCGGCCTTATATGCCTTTTCTCTGGCCTCCCGATAGATAGGCACAAAGGCTTTGGCTTCGGCCTTAAGACCCGTAAGACGAGCCTTAACATCTTTTATAAGTTTTCCTAACGTCCACTCTGGCTCGGCTGGAATGGCTTTAGTTGGCTTTGGAGGTATAACCTGTTCAGTTACCTTCGCAACCTCTGGCATACCAGCTTCGGCTTTGGGAATTACTGGTTCTATTTGTTCAAGCGATTCGATTGGAAAGGTTCTTCTTAACCTTTGACCAGATAAGTTTGCCCCAAAATCAAGTGTCGCATAAACCTGCCCCTTATGTGTACCTGCTGCCACTGTCCAGGACTTTACAACTTCACCTTCTTTGCCAACAGGTGTATCAGCATAAAAGCTAATAACCTTACCCCTCGTACCGACGGTCCAAGGCTCGGCTTTAGGGATGATTGCTTCTGTCGCAACTATTGGCTTTTCCACAATCGGAACTACAGGTTTTAATACTGGCGATTCTGGAATCTTCTCTCCCAGAATCTTGCCTAACAGTTGTTCCCTACCAAGTCGCTCAAATCCTGGCATCAAGACCTGTCCAGCCGCAGGTTGCCCCAAAGCCTGTTGAGTATATTGCCTAATAAAATCCCTGACCGCCACCGATGACCGAGAATGTTTATCCAGCGCTCTAATCAAAGCCTGCTGAATTGGGGTAGCGACTGGTTCAAAGAGGTCTGGTTGCATCGCGCCTTCAATCGGCAAGCCTCTGAGTTTATTGCGAATGAATCTGTCGGAGGCTTCAGCCAAGTCAAGCGCTATATGGTAGTCATCACTCAGTTGGCCTCGATTTATAGCGCTGGTCAACTTCGCCAAGTCAGCAGAAGCACCAGCGAGACCAGCAATGACATTCTTTGACGCAACTTCGGTAGCCTCAATATTCAGTTCGGCAAGTCTCAAACCGAAGCGACCGGGGAAAGCCTTTGCTAATATGGCATTGCCTATCCTGTCCAACCCGACCTTGCTTAACGACCCTGTACTGGTCAGAAATTGTCCCTTGTCCACAACAGGGATATTCGCCATAAAGCGAGCCACAAAACTAGCATTGGCTGTATCCTGTAAGGCATCGGTTAAAGATGTCTTACCTTCAATGACCAACCCGCCAAGCGATTCCTCGGAGATATACTGGGCATCAGCAAAGGCCAGTTCCACAGGACTCATCTGAGTAGCGACACTGAGGTTGGCTTCCCTGGCAAACTCAGCCCTATTTGGCACTTCCGTGATTCTGCGCCGAACCAGCACTGGGTTTTTCATTTTCTTTATATCTTCAGGCTTCAATCCGTAAAGTTCTGCCGTATTCTCAAGACGCTGCCGATATGCCTGATAGCGTTCAGGGTATCCCTCAATGGCTCGTTTGACAGCCATGATACGCCCGTTGCCACTTTCCACTATGTTGTCGGCACCGAGAATCATCGGCCCCGAATCAAGCCGGTGGGTATCAACCAGCAAGGCGTCAGGGTCGAGTTCTCTGGCTATACGTTCTATTTGCTCTCTCGGTGCCGCCCTTTCTCTCAATCTGGCCTGCAAATCTTTGGGATACTCCGGGTTAGCCGTGAAAGTGCTGGTATGTGAGGTAATTGCCTTGTCTGCATCAATGACCTCGAACTTAAAGGAATACCGTTTGAGTGGGTCAGAGCCAATTGCTATCGTGGTATTCTTGCCAACCCCCCCAGCGATAGGTTCAGTCATCCGTGCCGATGCTTCAACCTCCGCCGCCAACCTGTTTTCTAATTCAAAAGCGTGCCTTTGCAGGTCAGTAAACTTTGCGGCTCTCTTATCCATCTGGAATCGGATAGCTCGGCCAGCATCAGGATAGATACTTTCAATTGCTCTCATAGTTTGCCAGGGCAGAATTTCACCACGCCTGACACGATTAAGGCGGTCATTGATAAAACTTAACTGCTTTGTCTCCCGTGCATAAGACTTTACTTGGTCGAGAATATCCTGGCTGATTCGTTCTTTCCCCGTCTGCGTCAATGGCTTTACATATTGCTCCATCCGGTCAAACATCGCCATGTTATATCGTTCCTTAATGTCAACGGCCAGAGCTTGGAGGGGGTCAGCATAAACATACCCAGCCTTAATGCCTTCAGCCTGCGTTTTGAATACTGGCAACTTAAAGGATGAGGCGAGCCCACCCTTTGCCCCACCAGGATAAAGGTCAGTCGACCACAAGACTTTGCCCGTCTCAGTGTCTTTCTTGGCGATTACCTGGGAGTGAACATACTTTTCCTCGGTTCTTCCAAATCCTTCAGGTGTTCTCTTGACAAATCGTGTAGTAAACTCGTCAAGACCACCGTAAACCTGATAGAGTTGTTCTGCCCAGATTCGTGCCTCTCTGCCCTTCGCCCCAGTCCATCGGTATTGCGAAGGATTACGCAGAACATCGTAAATGCCCATGCTTGCGCCCTCAGTCTTAGGCACAATATGGGCGGCTTTGACAACCATATTATCATCAAGCTGGAACAAGGTCTTAGGGTCTCCCAATCTGGCTACAGTAGACACTCCCCTGTCCATAGCCTTACCAGAGACTTCCTCAATGTACCGCTTCTCAACTTCCATCGCCCTGAATAGTGGCTCGACTCTCTGGGCAATCTCCGCTTTTTGAACTTGAGTAGCGGTAATGAAAGGAAGGCCAACCTTGCCATAACCTCTTAGTCTTTCTGGGTGAAGTTGTTGTATTTCTGCGGTGATAGCTTCGCTTGGAGCCAGAGAAGGCAACTCAACCTTCTTAATCAGACTGATATTTTTAATCAGTTTTTCACCAGCCTTGATGGGAATGTTGATAACCTTTTCCATGCCCTTTTCCAGAAGAACATAGGGTGTCAAACCTTTGGCGGCAACCGCACCAACCTTACCCGCTCCACCTAAAAGGTCTGCTATCTTAGTAAATGATGGCAGAATGAACCAAGGCAGGGTTTCTATTGCCCCCTTGACGAACTTCGGAGCTTGCCACTTCTCATAGGCTTGACGGAATTCTCCCTGCTTTGAGAAAAAGCCTTTTGTAAATTCCCACGCATTTTGTGCCCCCAATTCTCCGGGTTTTAACCCTTGAGCCGTCAATGCCGCTTGCTCTTCAGGTGTCTTTGATTCCCACCAGGTCTTTGTCCATGCCGGCGCTGTTACACCCACAGCAAAAGGTTTCGCAACATATTCTTGAAAATACTCAAAGGGCTTAAAAGCCAAACTCACCAGTTCTTTGCCCTTTTCGGCAAGTTGTGTTCCCAATCCCTTGGCTCTCGGCGTATAAACACGCCATGTTCGGTCATAGGTCCCAAGCATCTGATTACCAGACCAGACTTCGCCCTTCGTATTGACATATGCCTTTACCGTTTGGCCGTTGGCGTATTTCAGGGTAAGAGGCATATCACCCTGATAGCTTGAAGCCATCATATCCCAGGCCGTCTTCGTCGGCGCTTGAGTTGTCTGAGTCCCAAACAGATTAAGACGGCTGGGACTTTCCCTGGGTTTCAGTAATCTACCAGTGAGCAAATCATAAGTCATTTTCTATCACCACACTGCCGCCTGTTTTGGTGTACCCCAATAAACACGGCCGGGGCCCGCGCCCTCATAATAGGCCCGGCACATCTCAAGATAATCACTCCAGGAGATACCTTTTGTCTCAAGCCAATCGGCCATCTGGCGGAGAAGGTCAAGTGGGATTGCCCTCAAATGGCTTTCTGCCACAGGTGAGACATAGGGATAAGTCTCAGAAACATTAACCCCATAAGCCCCCACCCGGTCTGCCCAATCGGGCAAGACCGTCTTCTTGGGGACGGCACCAAGTTGAGGGCCTTTACTACCCCAGAGGCTTATATCTTGCGGAGTAGGATTGGTTAAGCGGTCATTGACCATTGCCCAAAATTCGTCAGTGTAAGGTGCCCGGCCAGTTTCCCTTAACTGGTTCAAATAGTAGTTATATGTTTCCCTGACAACCTGGGCCTGCCAGGATGTGTCACTTTCCGGGGGTAATGTCGGCAAAGCCTGTTCTGCCTTTGGCTTTCCTCCTTCACCTACCCTGCCAAACATCCATTCTTTTGCCACTTCGGGCGATAGACCTCTGGATATTCCAAGCCAGTCACCATAGGACAATGTGGCATCCCACTTCGTTCCATCGGGGAATGTGAAAGAAACTCTCACATCGGCGTTAGGATTATATATTGCATTGGGAGCAAGGGGATTGCCCTTCGCATCGAATAACTCTATCTTATTAGCTGTACCCTGTGCCCACTGAAATCTTGCAATGTTAGTCGAGGCAAGATATGCTTCCCTATCTTCCTGTGAATAAGATTGATATAATGCTTTTTCTGCCTCTGTCCAATTCTCCGCATCGGGTGGTAAGACCACCTGTTCTTTTTCTTCAGGAACCACAGTTTTAGCCTCGGGTTTAGCCCCGGGTTTACCCCACTCTGCAACTGTCATCGGCCTTGGTACTGTTACTTTCTCCGAAGTAGGCATTTTGGGTGTAATGGCTGGTGCTTTAGCTTCAGGAGCAGACCAGGGAGCAGATACTATAAAATCACCAAAGCCGGTGGGTGATGGTGCGCCACCCCAACCACCGGGGCCAGCCCCAAATCCACCAGGGCCAGGGACAGCCCCTGCCCAAGTATCAAAATTTATTTGGTCAGCCATCTTACTATCGCCTCCGTGTTACAAATAATACATTTTCAGCTTTAAGGGCTACAGTGAATTAAAACAATTCAAGAAACTGTTGGAGTTTTACTTCTGGAAATTCATAACTTGAGCCTGGTATCGCACCAGCAAGCACCTAGTGCAAATCTAGTAGAGCAGGATAGTATATATGGCAGGAAGTCTTTAACACCCTTGACCTAAAGGCTTTCTTGCCTAGCTTTTTTGTTCTAATGGAAGGGCTAAGCCCCTCTTTAGGGTTTTCTATTTTACTTGCTTCCATTCCACTTTTGGTCCTGACGGGCCTATCGGCCTGGGACGTGGTGGGTTAAACGAGACAAGTGCAAGAGTATATGTCTCTGCTTTCAAGGGAGAAAGTTTCCAAGTACTGATATAATATCGGTCTTCTACAACGGCAGGTTTTCCGCCAGTGGCATATTGTATTGTCTCTTTAATCCGAACTTCCCCCCGGATGTCCCAAGACTTATCGCCGTTTATTACGGCAGACCACTGCCCCGTTGGTGTAGCATCTGAAAAGTAATGTGGAATCCCGCGAATTTGGACTTGGGATATTGCCTGTTGCTCTGTTTGAATGGCTCCAGCCGAACTGCACCCCACTAAACCCATGGCTACCAAGAGAAGTAGTGAAATTAGAAAGCATCTCATTGCCGCCCTCCCACCATAGTATCAATCAGGAATATTTTACCACGAGTGTCAACTACCTATGGCTGAGAAGGACATGGCTTACCATCTCTTACCTTGTCGGAACTCATTCAGGAAGCTCGTAACATCCTTTATCCCGTATTGAGTAAAAAGTTTATTCAATCCTTCTGGTGTTAAATTAAGGATTGCATCTTTGATTTTCTTGTCGTCCAGTTTTGGTTGCACATCAAAAGCCGACAGCCCCGATACAACCTCTTTAATCGTATCAGTAACCAGCGAATGCACCATACCTCGGAGTAAATTCTTATCGCTTGGCATATCCTTGCGCTCCTAATGCTTGTTGCCGCCGACCGATAGCCTGGGCGAGAACATCCTCTGGTACTTCGCTTTCTGTTATGCCACCGACAGGAATACCGGTTGATTCGGCTTTCCTTTCCGCACCCGCTTGACCTCCAGCCATAATTTGCTCCACCATCAAAGCGGCCTGTTCCCCCTTGAGTTCCCTTACTGCCTCGACCGCTATGTGTTGCTGAATGGCTGGGTGTTTAAGAATGGACTCGGCGTTTATCCTGGTAATTTCCTTTTCCGGGTTCTCATTGTTCTGCCATTCCTTCAATTCAGTGTATTGTGAGATACTACCGCCCTGGCGCAACCGTTGTCCTACCAACGCCCTGTTGCCCCGTGATTCTGGGGTAGTAGCATCAAAATCAACCTTGATTTGGTAAGCGCCCTCGCAATCTGCTTGTTTAAGAGTAACCGCCTGGCTTTTTCCCCACAACATCAGGTCATCCACACCGACATTCCGTATCAGATACCGCACCAGTTCCAGCGCGCGACCAAAGAGTACCTTAAGGTTTTCCAATGGCACACCGAAATGCAGTCTGGCTTCACCAAGCATCAAGGCCATCGGATACCCAGCGCTAGTACCCTGTGGGACTTGGCCTCTTAGTACCGCCGGCTGTCTCTTATTAAGCATGGCCTCATCCAGAGAGATAGCCTGAAGAATACCATCAGGCAAATTCGGGGCTGCCCATACAACCTTTACGCCTTGCCCGGCTTCCTCCCGATAATAGACAGACCCAGGCTTAGGTGCCGGTGGTGTCTCATAATCCTCTCTTCTGCCCTCCGCTTCTATGATAGGCATTGAGGCAAAAGCCAATGCCTTATCCAGATAGGCATACTTTCGGCATTGAGCTTTAATCAATTCCTCAGCAGCAAAGATGATATTGACGGCCCTGGTTTCTGGCTCGCTACTGCCAGTCCGTATGCCCCAGCCAGAATAAACATGAACATAAGGCGTGACTCTATAGGGATTATCTTCAAATTCGCCTGTCCCGTGAACTGGCTTGCCGTCAGCCAGAAAACAGCGCTTATCGTCATTCCAGTATTCAATGAATACCACAACTTGAGAATCGCTCTTGGTTGATTTCCACTCTGGCCAGATGCGCCTCACATCCCCGGCCAGGACTTCGTAGACCTCAATCATTTCGGCTGGCCGGCAGTTGATATGGTCAGCAGAAGGATAACAATTCATCGGGTCTGGTGAAACCAGTTTGAGTGGCATCCTCTCCAGAAGATAAGTCTCCTTCCTGTCCTTGTAATCCTCATCGGTCATCTCTTTTGTTTGCTCAGGCAAACCCTCGATTGCCCCAATGTCATAGACCACCTTTAAGAAGGCTTCACCCCGCAAGGCTATATCTTTGGCGGCATATAATGGTGCTGGGTCGGACTGCGCCAGAGAGTGAAGTAATAGAGCCTGATAGAACTCCTGCTGGTCAATAGCTCTTTTCTGATAAGTGGCAGTAGGCTTAAATGGGATAACCTCAACAACCGGGTTAGTTAGGGGGAGGTGAGCGACAAAGGTATCAACCAGGTCCCGGCCAATAGGCAGTTTTATTTTCTGGTATTCTTCATAGATTTTGAAGTCAAACTTCAGGTCGTAGAAGTCCTGGGCCGTCTTCTGCTTAGTCCTTAAAGCTCGGAAACGGTTAATCTCTGAGCCAGCCCTGCCCCACTTCCAGCCGTTAGAGCTAACGGCCTTCTGAAGCTCCAAAATGTTCTTTATCATAATTTAGACCTCTCTCATATAAGTAACAGTTCGCTTGCCCCGTTTTGGCAGTAATCCGAACTGCCGGATGGTTTCATAGATGACCGCTTTTATCGCATCGCAATTAGCTGAATCGGGTTTGCCTGTTCCTTGTTTCATCCGCCATGAGCCTCGTCCTTCATCGGCAAAAGGCGATTTACAGCCGCCGAGTTCACTAATCAATCCCTTGCATTTGCGGTCGATATGAATCCGAACATGGCCATCAAGGGGATTAGGGATAAAGAAAGACCTTATCCGGTCTACCCCGTAATCCACCGGGACCGTGTTGGCATGGAGGGCGATATGCAGTTTATCTTTCCAAGCCTTAGAGGTCGGGTTTTCCCCCATATTATGCTTGGTGGCCTGGACATCAATCGTGCCTTCCTCAATGCGGTCAAGATAATTCTTATCTTCAACCAGCTTGATAATCTGCTCTGTGACCATGTGTTGCTGGTAGATTTCGTCAACCACATACATTTCCTCATTGCGATATTGAATGAACTCAACCGCATAGACCGCAGGATAATACCCGGGGTCTATGGCCAAGTAGACTGGTAAATCCCTGTCAATTGTGTACCGGCCAGTGTGAATGTTGTGCCGAAATTCAGGTATAACCAGGTCTCTCGGCTTGATAGTTTCGCCACCATATCTCTGCATGAAGAGGTCATGCCCGATTATTTGTTCTTGCTCAACCAACTTGGGGTCATATCTTCCACCGGGGAAAGCACTCGGATTAGCCCAGGATGGCAGACTGTAAGATATGCCCTTGTCGACATTATCAGGATTAACATATTCCTCAGATTTGTTGGCATACCAGTCAGTAGATAACTCCAGGGTTCCAGTCATCAGGAGCCAGCCGTTTCGTTCCACCAACCTACCTAGAGACAAGATAAAAATGTCATAAGGTAGTTGGGCTGCTTCAACGAGCAATATGCCATCGTAGGCCACACCCGCCAATCTTTCCGGATATTTGGCCGACTTCGTTTCAATAATGACTGGCGGAACGCCCTTGCCACGGCTAAGCGTCAAGGTACACTGGTCCCGGCTGGGGAAATGGACGCCTTCGGCAATACCAAGTTTTTGAGCGAATTCCAGAAGATAGCCGAACTCCGGGCGGCATAACTCATAATCCGCTCCTACTATGGCAAACCGTTCACCCAGCCAATAGCGGCTCAGGAGGAACGCCGCCCCGACTGTGCTTTTGCCAGAACGCCATCCACCCCGCACCTGGATAATACGGTGTTTGTCAATGATGATGGTATTTTGTTCCGGCGAAGGCTTGAGACCAATCTTATCTAATATGAAATCAATGGTTGTCTTTGAAGGCATCTTTCAAAAAAGCAGGTAGTGGAATAGTATCAGCATTGGGTTCTTTGATTCCAGAATCTTCGGGAATGGACTTGGCCTCTTTCTCTTCCAACTTCTTGAGTTCTTTCAATAACTCGCCAGCTTCCTTTTCCGCTTCCTTAATCACAATCTTTTCCTGAGTTATACCCTCAATCTTGGCTTCTAACTCCTGGGAGGATGTCACAACCCGAAGCGCCGCTAACCGTTTCTCGGCTGGAAGTCTCTCTTCTTCGTTAATTTCCCAAGCCTTCTTCTGCACTAATCTGATTTTGGCTAAACACTTGTTCCGCCGATATTCAATAGCTCTGACTGTCTTCGGCTCTAACTGCGCACTTATTTGCCGCAAAACCCTCGTAACATACTTCGCCTCAAATCCTAGCTTCTCCATGATGTCATGCTGACTGTTACCCTGAAACCATAACTCAGCAATCGCAAGTTCACTTTGCTTTTGACCTTTTCTTTCTTCCCGTGACCGCTTCGGCCTTCCTGTTGGCATTCCTACTACTTCCTTGGCACCTTACTTCCACCAGCATGCGACCGCGCACTGCCATAACAAACCGCCGCCGCTTGCTTCCGCGCGTCTTCTTCCGTTTCTGGGTGTGAACTGCCTATCTTCCCCGTTTCTTTCCATTCCCTGATTACCATCTCAATACAGGCAGACACAGTTTCTTGAATATGCTCCTTCGATGACCGCCTATTTAACTTCTCAGTCGGTAATGGCATCTGTACTTCCTCCTAAGAATATTATGTAAACCCCGATTTTGCTTTTTATCCCCCCCCAGTTTAGCCACTTTTCTTTTAACCTTCCCTACTGAGAGAGTGTTATCCCTCCCCTTCAGATAAAAGGGAGAATCGGCAGCTTTGGCATTTCTAGGAATTTACTCAGCCCTGGAGGGACCTCCCCGCCTCTCTCGGGAAGAGAGGTTGGCTCATTTATGGACAGGGATTGGGCTCTCTATATTCAATCCACGCTCAACAACATACCCAACTGTCCAACTGACTAAATGTTTGAGCGTAACGGAACTTCATATAATAGTTCTTATGTCAAGGCAATGCTTCATACGGCAACTAGGCAACCAAAATCCCGACATAATGACGCACGAAATCATATCCCTACGAGTGGAAATACGGCAAGGGGGTTCCGCATTAACCCATTAGTTCAGCTTTTTTAGATGGGATGACAGTATATCGAGGTAATATTCCTTTCCCCCTCAAAATACAGGGATTTTAGTAGACATAACGATTAAGAGTACTCAAGAGTCTTACGAATAATCAAGAGTCTTGAGAGAAAGGCCAAGAGTCTTGAGCTAGTGGTAAATGGTAAAGAGGACTGATAAAATACATTATGTTATCAATAATCATTACTATTAGTCTCCGCTAGCAACAAAAGTGCCGCTCTTTACTCCGGCGGTGGCATTACTTGAAACGGAGGCGGAGAAGGTAATCTTGCCGACCTGTCCTGCCGCCAATGAGACCTGAGCCGGTGAGAAAGACACATTTACCAGTATGTTAGTCATATCCTCGGGAATGCTCATGCCGGCAACAACGGCGGCGTTGCCCGTATTCTTCAGGTAGAAGTCAAAGGTCAGCGACTGTCCCGTACTGACCTGGCCCCAATGCAAAGCGACTACTGGCTGAGTGCACAGGTTATCCGAGAAGACGGCGACCGACTTGACGGGCGGCGCAATTACTACCGTCATATCCCAGGGCACCGTGAAGAAGGTCGTTAGCGCATAGATTGTTGTAGCGACCAGTGCTATGACGAGTAATGAGATTATCAAAGCTCTAAAGACTTTCCGCATGTGGGATTTTCCCACCCCCCACCTGATTTTCAGTTGTCTTATCCTCTACATTGTTGTTATGTTCCGAGGGAAACTTCCATTTACCCTCTGGCACCAGCTCCTGCCAGACGAGCTATCCAGCCATTCTACTAGGACAATCTTCAATATTTCTCATCCACCCTTATCTCATAATGGGCTGTAATCCCTCGCTTAGGCGAAGCGAATAAGCACCACTGTCTAGGGTCATCCTGCAAACCCAGCCGATGAAGTGGATAACTTGTGCCACTGGCAAAAGTCCCGTTTATGAATATCGGGATACCGGAGGGGCGAATGTAATTGGATACATGGAAGTGAGCCATGAAACAGGCCTCCCAATCCCCTGGTATGCTGACATTCCACCTTAGAGTCCGCCTATCTACGCCGTAATAAGGGATACCAAGATAAGCGGGAATTTGGTCACCGTGTACTAGCAGATACTTATGACTGAGAATATTGATTACCTGCCAGAAGTTATCTAGCTCAATGCGGAACTTAATCGGCTTGTAATTTTTCAGTCCCAATTCAAGGATTTTGTAAACAAAATTGTCCCAGTTTGTTTTCGCTGAGAGACTACGTTTTCCTTCAAGTTGGCCGTGATTCCCTTTGACAGCATAGACTTCTACTGTCTCAAATAGCTGGAGTTGACTTACAAGCAGGTTATTCAGCGCCGGGACCGCTACTTCAAATACCTGGTCGTAAACTACCTTTTCCAATTCCTCCAAGTTGGGAATGGGAATGTTCATGTTCTCTATCATGTCCCCGAGGAGCAGGACAAAGAGCTTTTTAATCGGCCTCATCTTGCGGTGGAGCTGGCACAATCTCAAGGATTTGTCACTGAGATTTATCATCTCCTGCTTTAAGACTTTACTGTTAAAGGTCGGCGATTGCTGGCCAGCCTGAAGGTCAGAAATTAAAAGGATTTGCACTTCTTCCCCCTCCTCAGTGCTTTCAACTGGAAGAGGTGTAATGTCTATCGCGGGAAGTTCTCTAACGGTAGGTGGTTCTTTGATAATGGCGGCTTTAGGAGAAGTATCGCCCTCTGAAACCCAAGTCTTGACAGTATCGGGATTTACCCCTAATCGTTCGGCTTGGTTTATTTTACCCTGATGGTCAAGAGTTCTGTATTCTGCGACTAAATTTTTGTATGCTTCGCCGGTTGGCTTCTTTCTATGTACCATTTACCCCGCCAACACGAACATTCTCCAGAATATCCAGGTATCAAACATGGTTAGAATCACCTGAAGGATAAGGCCGATTACCCCCTTCTTTCGCTGCCGGGAACCAAAGCAGAAGCCGATATACATGGACAGGGGAGATTGGAACGCACACAGGAATATAGTTACGCCGAGCCAGAGCCAGAATTCTATTGGGAGGGGGTTTATCGTCTGATTCATTCATACTCTCTACCTTACACGCTGTGGCCCCGCCGAGCAAAGAAGCAACTCTAGCGGGGCCACTTTAGAAAGGAGGGAATTCGTCATAGGCATAAAAGTACCCCGTAGCCGGGTCCTGGGCAAAGAACAAGGCCGCCGGGTTCGCTCCGCCGAAGTCGTGGCCGACATACCTCAGCCAAGTGGAGGAAAGCGGTCGGCCAAGTGGAGGAAAGCGGTCGGCCAAGTGGAGGAAAGCGGTCGGCTTCGTCCAGCCAGGCGGCCTGGCGAAAGGAGAAATCCAGGCCGCCTCATAGAAAGGAGGGAAAATGAGACCCCGGTGGGTCAGACCGGGCTAAATAAAAAACCCCAGTTCAACCAGGGTTTGGAGACAATTCTAGCTTTCCCTTTTAGTCTATACCCTTTTTTAAGGCTAGTCAAGCATTAAGTGGTTTTGTCAAAAGTTGGGGGGGGGTCAGGCGTGATATACCCCCATCCCAACGACCTCAATCCGATGATGATATGATTCCCGCCATTGCTTATAAGTCTTGACTCGGAGTTGCCTTTCACCGACCTTCGGACA